ACATATTAATTAAATTATACATTTTTCTTTTACAATCATAAATTTTATATAATATTTTCTTAGTTTAGTTAATTTTATATATACAATCATTTTAATCATTAGACAAGATTATAGCTGTTTTATTTAGATTATCGTTTTATTATTTTATTATTAATTAATTATACGTTTTATTTTATTATGGTTAGGGACTTTTGACAAAACATTATCGCTTCTCTTGAAGTAGGGTTCCTATCCTTTTCTCCCGCACGCTTACGCATAGCCGGAGAAAAGTTAGGATTCGTCGCCATGAATTGTCAAAAACAAAACAACACTAAACTGGGGAAGGTGGAGAAGAATGAGGTGAAGAAACACAACGAAAAGTTGATTAGCAGCGCTAAGAAAAACGCTGATGAAACAGCGCCTATGTTAACGGTACTGTGGAGTAAGGACGGTTGGGGTCTTGACATTGTCAAAAAAGAAAGGTTGGAAGCTCGTGAAATAGAGAATAGGAATACTGTTCCTACTGTTTTACCGGTTTCGACTGAATTTGCCAAGTCTGCTGATTCTAAACGTAATTCTCGCCAACAGTACGCCGAGAGGCAAAAGAAAACATTGCCCACTGGTGCTAAACATATTGATGAAGTTAGTCCTTTGTTGGATATAGTTGCCACTCCTGCCATGACATTGCTGGAACGACTGGAGGTATATTCAAAAACTCATAAGTGTCTACATAAAAAATCATATAATCAGTATTCCTTTGAGAAATCTAGATTTATGAAACCATCATGTGACCATCGATATGAATCTGTTGGAGAACTAGCAAATGAAACTTGCATGCGATGCAGGGCAAAAGCTGTTCACAATACATATAGGGTTTGTGGCCACAAGGGACTTTATTGTGCCCGTTGTAGGTTCACTTTTTACTTGGGAGATGAAGGCAAATTTACACCCTTGGCCTGCTCATGTAAACAAGAACTTGAAAGAATTAGAATTGAAGATGAATTGAAGGTTCCAATTATGGATTTCGATGGTCAATATGATCACAGACTTAAGGAAGATAGTATTGAAACTTTTTTGAAGAACACTACAAGATCTAAACCAGCTGATCGAGGAACATACACATCAGTTGTAGCCAAAAAATCAATTGTTCAATTTTTAAAAGAAGAAGAACCTGATTTGGAGGGATCATTTTCTGTTCCAGAAGATGAATTTCCCAAATTAGGAATTCTTGAAGAAGCCAAAGTGCGACCCGTTCGCTTCCGCAGAAGCTTTAGAGCGGCATTGCGCGCTCAACTACAACCCGGTTCGCCAATTGAGGTCATTCCTGAAGGTGGACAAGTATCTGCTCTTGCTTCTCGCGCTAAGAATGTTATTGGAAATATATCGGAACCTATAATTGGAGCGCTCAAATCTACCATTGAAGCATTAAAATCTTGGCTTTTGTCATTGAAACCAAAGTGTGTGTCAGAATTTGAGTCCGTCGCTAAATTTGGAGTCTTGGTGATGCGTTTGTTGTCATCTATATTGAACGCTTTGCTTAAAAAGAGTCCAATGGAGTTGGCTTTGTGGATATCATGTGCCGTCGGGTCAAAAGCTCAGATGTGCTTGGCATTTTCAACACTCATTGTTGACGCCGTGAATGAGTTTTTAGATACATCGGTATGGTGTTCAGGGATTTTACAGGTCTTGACCGATTCTGTTGATGATTCTATTAGACGATGGAGAACTGACGTCGGAAAGAAGAAAATCATTGATATCGATTCTAAAATCCGATTGATGTACAAGCATTATTATGCTGCTGCACCAGTTGTCGATGAAGTAAAGGAACGTCCCCCACATACACTGCAACGTCTGGAAGAATGGCTCACGACAACCCCTGCATCTAATGAAAGAACAAACGTTAAGATGCATTATGATCGACTGTGTGAGTTAGATCTGGCTGAAGTTGAAAGACGAATGGAGATTATATCTGTAGAAGTTCAACAAGAAGGTTTGTCTGACATTTTACAGGCATGTATCATGATGTTGCCATCGGAATTTCATCTGTCCAGCTTGAAGTCCGTTACTCTTTTTTGTAAAGATATCCTCCCTGTTATTCTCGTTGCTAAGAACATTGCCGAGTTTTCAGGAAAGATATATACGTGGATAACGACCCTCTTTGGATATCACGCAAGTGATACTAGAACTTGGTTAAATCTAGAGTTCCAAAAAGAAGATAGTCCAGTCAAGAGGGGAGCTCTTAGTGCTTTTGATTATAAACTTATGGCCAATTGTGATCATCCGCAAGCAGGTCTAAAACTCGCTGAAGCCAAGAAATTCCGCGATGAAATGGCTGAGTATATCAAAACAGAAAATCGTTTTGATCAACACTCTATAAAATTCATGTCTGAAGTTGATAAACTTATTTCAACGACAAGTTTACCTCCTATGGCTAGAAAACACGAGCCATTTTGTGTTCGACTTTATGGTCCTCCTGGATCAGGCAAATCTACTTCAGTACCTGTTTTGTTCGGACCTATTCTTGGTGTGAAAACAGTTGATGAGTTTTATCAAAAATCATTTTCGCGCAATATGTCAGAGTATTGGGATGGTGTTGGGAATCGTCAATGTATTCTTTATGACGATTTTGGTCAAAATCGAACTGAACCCGTTGATCTTATGGAATTGATATTGTTGATATCTGCCGCTCCATTTATGGCTAATTTCGCAAATATAACTGGATCTACGCCTAAGGGTATGTCTATTGACCCAAAACTTGTTGTTGCGTCTTCTAATATGAGTAAGGACTATACATCGGCTCTTTCTGATAATGGTGCTGTTTTTCGCCGATTTCATTTAAGGGTCCATGTAGTAAAAGAAGATGGGGAGGTTAAAATGCGTATTGACGGTGGATCATTGACTGATGAAAACGAGAATATTCTTCCTAAAACTGGGTGGATGTCTGTTGAGAAAATGCAAGAATATATTTATTTTGCATATGAACAATTCACAATTAGTAGAACAGAAGGTGATAACAGATTGCAAGCGGCGTTGATGAAATCTCCTCCCGGAGAATCGCTGTTAACATATGACGTCACTGGCAAAGCCACGGCTAGAGTTGTCCATAATAAAGAAACAATAAAGGAATATTTTGCTAAACACAATGTGTCTTTGCCCCTTACAACGCCTACTGGATTATCAAATCGCGAAATTATACAAGATAAGATCATCAAAAATTCTTGTTCAAATATCTTTTCTAGAGAGGCATCGCCTTCTAGTGTTTTTAATCCTATTGAAGTGGCGAGTGAGGCAGGATTGATGTCATGGAGTCATTTATTTGATATCTGGAAGGATCAGGCAGGAGCCCACTATTTGGCATTGTGTTATGGCAGTGTTTTTGGTGCTGCATTTTCCTTTGTAAATGGTTTTCCGAAAACAACTACGTTCACCAAAGTTGCTCTTGCGGCATTACTCCCAGCTATTACTAGCTTGTGTGTTGCTTTGTACTTGTGGTCTCGAATTCGAGAAGTTGAACCAGAATCATCTACCGCAAAAGGAAAAGCTGCCCCACGATTGGTGGCTCCTGAATCAGGAAGTACTGCTGTTGCGGACGTTCAGAGTGTGTTAGATAAGGCAACGTGTAGACTTGTTACATCTGATGGTCTCACTGTTGTTAATGCCGTTTTAGTTGGTGGAACATCGCTTCTAACGGTGGAACACGCCTTTATTCCTCCTGTTCGTGAAAAAATATCAAATGATTTGTATTTTGTGGAAGGAAAAGAATTCAAACTTTATATTCCTAATGTTGCGAATCCAGTAGAATTTACATTTGAGCGTTCTCGACTTCGCCCGATTACTAAGATCATAGAGGGAAAGAAAATAGAGGTTGATGCCGTTATTTACGAGTTGCCTCGTAATCTTATACCAATGAGACGAAGAATAATTACTCGATTCTGGAAAGGAGAGATTTTGTTAAAGAACAAAAAATCTTACCTATTGGATCATCAAGATCGAAACAGAACACCTGTGTGGAAAGAAAGTACGTTAAATGCCGAAGAACAGGTATTTTATGTTCAAAATGGAAAGAAATGGCTACAACATTTAGTTCATGGCTCTCACGTTAGTGGTCCTGGATCATGTGGATCACCTGTGATGTTGGCTACTGGCGAAACGAATGCTTCTATTGTCGGAATACATGTCGCGAAACATCCTTCTGGAACACCTATGATTCTTGTTTTGACACAGGAGATGATAGAGCGATCTATGCCTGATGCTCGTATTCTTGATCCTCCTATTATTGAAACTGCACATACCACCGAGGAAGTTAAACAAGAATCAGCACTATTGCAGGATACGTGTCTCCTTCATTTGGGAGAAACGAGACGAAAGATGTTTTTGCCTACAACTACAACTCTTAGACCATCGCTGCTACATCAAGTTATACAACCTGCTCTTACGGAGCCCGCTGTATTGCATCCAAAAGATCCTCGAATATCAGAAAATCTTATTGGAAAAGTTGATTTATATAGAGATGGAGTGGATAAGATGAAGAAACCCGTAAAGTTAACTTTTGAAGATCTAACGAGTGTCAGAAATGACATGATTGATTGGTACTTACAGAAGTTTGCCGAGTATGGTCACAAGATCGGTTCCCCTCTTTCTATGAGGAGAGTTTTCAACGGGGATGACGTTTTAAATGGGGTAGACTTAACAACATCGTGTGGTTACCCGTTTACGTTTGAAGGAATTGACAAAAGTCAGTTGATGATAAGAGAACCGTCGCAAACTATTGTTGGAACAGCAAAATTTTATGAACAACTTTTAAAAGATTTGCTTAGCATAATGTCTCAAACAATACCTCAATGGTTTGTCACAGGAAATCTCAAAGATGAAAGACGCCCTGTTGAAAAAGTGCGGATCCGACCCAAAACGCGATTATTTACTGTTTGTCCTGTTGTTATGATCTGCCTCGAGAAAATGTATTTTGGTCATTTTATGAGATGTCTTTTAACAACAAAAGATGTTCCATATGTTGGTGGAATGGATAGACTGGGCCGAGACTGGCATGATATGTTTGCACAGTTGCGAGTGGTTTCGGATCGAGGATTCGGAGGAGATTATCAATGCTATGATGGTTCACTTTCTGAGGGATTAATATCATCAGCTCTTTCAATCATGGAAGCGACCCTCGATCCTAAAACACTCGATGATTGGTTTCACGTACGGCCTTCTGAGACAGATGGCAGCATAGAAGCTCTGCACATAGTAAAAGATATTAATGAATTGAAGATCAAACATTCTGAGATATTGACTGCTGTTAAGCAAGCTCTTGTTAATCCGGTCTATCTTCTTAAAGATCAAGTTTTTCAAACGGTAGGAACATTGACATCAGGTTGTTGGACCACTCAGCTAGTGGGCACTCTTTCTAACGAGTTAATGCTTAGAGCTGCGTGGAACGATCTTGTTCCTAGACATGTACGAGGAGGATATTTCTATAAGAAATACGTCGAAAACAAAATAATGAGTGACGACAATATCAATTCTGTCGAGAGATCATTATTACCAGTCTACAATGGAGTCACCTATAGTGGATGGTTAAGAGAAAAAGGCATGATTTACACCAGTGCCAAAAAGAATGGTGACGCGGAAGCTGTGGAGCCGTTGGAAACAATAAGTTTCTTGAAAAATACCACCGGTCTGTTAAAAGGATTCTATTGTCCTTTGATGGATCAAGAGTCAGCAATAGAAATTTCAAATTGGATAAGAAAAAGCAAATATGTTACCGAATTTGAGGCCACAGAAATGAATGCAAATTCTACACTGAGAGCAATGTTTTACCATGGTGAACCAAACTTTACGTTTATTCGTAATGCTTTTTTGGATAAAGTCCCATCTCTACATCTAGTAGATTATAATACACTATTGCATCAGTTTTTGAATTATGGTTGTTTTCCTGGAACTCAATTTGAAGCATATAACTTCGCTGAGGAAATGAATATTATGCCTCGCGAGCCGGATTTATTGCCTATGCCAACCCAACAGGAAGTTGAGTGTTCGTCCAGTATCGATACTACGCTAGACAGAAGTCGACAAGAAAGTATAATTGAAACGGATGATATTACAAATATGATTGAGGTTAAACAAGAAGGAAAAGAAATAAATTATCAATGTGAATTTTGTGATGCTATGTTAGTGTCACGCAATCGTTTGGTTGATCATATGGTCGCCAATCACCAAGAACGAGAGGTTGACTATGTAACTACACTTGAATTTTTTCAAAATTCAAGTCAGGCAATATTCAAAGAGTATTATACCGAGCTTATGAAGCCGAATCCTGGAGCGAAAGCACAAGCTTTGGTTGATTTAGCTGCTAAAGAGTCGATCTCTAAAACGGTATTAATCACAACCCTTAACAATATGCTTAGTTATGTGGCAGGGAGGCTTGACAATCGAAAAGCCCTTAACACAAATGCAGGAGCTCTTGACATGCAGTCCATCTTCATATCAAAGGGAATGCCTAAGAGAAAAATCAATCTCGACTCATTACTCGCGTCAATCAGCGATGTTGTTAAAACCGAGCTCGAAGAAGGTTACACTATTGTGGAAGCGAAACAAGAATCCGGTTCTATGGCCAGTAGCTTGCCTGCGCCTGAGGACATCGACATCACGTTCGGATTCGGAGATGAAGACGGTGGAGCAGAAACTACAGGAGGAGGCATTGAAACAGAAGCCCCTCTCGTTACTTCAGTACAAACCGACATCAAAATTAAAGATCCCGTTGACGAAGCAAGATCAGTTGACAATCAAGAGGGAACAATTTTGACTGATAAAGGACAAATAGATATGGTTAAAGTCAAAACAACTGGCTTTGCTGCACCTAGGGCCCAGTCAACATTAAATGATCAGTCATGGAATTTAGAGAAAATGTTGCAAAAATGGCATCCTGTTAAGGATGTGAAATGGTCTGTGTCAGATTCTGTTGGAACCGTGTTATTTACAGCTGACGTTTTGAAAGACATCATCAAATCAGGATTTGCTGGCACTGCATTTACAGTTTTTAAAGATTTCAGATGTGCTGGAGTTCGTATTAAAGCCGTTATGGTGGGATCAAAATGGCATCAGGGCAGAGCTCTTATGGGCTTTTCTCCTAGCATGGTTCCATCAGCAGCAGGAGCATATCCTCGCGTTTGGAGCAATTCAGATGCTATTTTAACCGGAGCTGCTAAGTTCGATCCATCAGTAGGAGGAACAACGGAATATTATATCCCTTTCCGTCATGCAAAAACGTATCTTACCCTTGAAGAAGATGATACGCTTGGACAATTGTTGTTAACGGTTTTGTCTCCACTTAAAGTGTCGAGTTCAGCGTCTCAAGAGGTCACTATCAAACTCTTCTTTTGTATTGATCAACCCATGTTCAAGATTCCTCGTGCGACTCCAATAACATTTAGGATGCTTAGTGAATTGGGCCGAAGAATTGGAAATCAACTTCCATCTGCTAAAGCTCAAGCTAATTTTGTTCCAGTTGAAGTTAAACAAGAGTCAGGCGGACAACCTCCGATTAACAGTTATCCAGTCGAAGGTTCATATATTTCAGCACAAAGAGCAAAAACTGGCGATCCTAAAACAAAGCAATTTGGTGAAACCGATCCCAATCTTATTAATCACTGCAAGAGATATCGAAAAGTCAGGGAAACTATAAAAACAACAATGTCTACCGCCATTGAATGGGAAACCATTGATATTTATGACATTCTTAAAGTTTTCTGGCCTTTGTGGTTATTCAACGGATTCCGTGGAGCAATAAATTTGAAGATCTTTGTTGCTTATACTACTGGGTCTACTCAACCTAATAAGGGTTTTGCTGAGTTGTTTTTCGAGCCACGGCCGAATGATCAAGTTCCAGCCAATGATATTAAATATAAACAAGCATTTGCGGCTGCAGGCTCGACCATTGATCCTTTTAGATCTTTGACCAGAGGAGAACAAGGATGCATTGAGGTTCAAATTCCTTTTGTTCATAGATCCGGAATTGCTTTGAACCCTTTCTTTTTTAAGGATAGTGTTCAGAGCACATCGCCGTATCTGTGGGCAGGAAGATTGTACTTGCGTCACTCACCAGCAACTGGAGCTGGTCCAAATTATCGATCAACATGGATTTATGCTTCGTTGTCCGACGAATTCGGTATGGGCATTTTTAGAGGAGTTCCCTTCTGCAGGATCAACGCATCATATCCTGGATTTATTGGACCGGCTCGAGTTATTCAAGAGGGTATTTTGGATGGTCTCGTGAGCAAAGGTTTGGATGCCATTAAAGAACAGGTTGTTCCAGAGAAAATCATTTCTAATGTATTATCATGTCTGGATAAGCCGGCTATTGCTACTGTCCCTGAATTTGTCACTAGTAAGGACAGTGGTTTTTTGAACTTTTCATCAGGTCCAGAGCCGCTCGATAAACTCGCCATGCACCCGGCGTGTCAACAAATTGTGGATGCAGAGCATTTTGGTACATCAGAAAATGAGGCTAATTTGGTTTCATTGTTTAAGCGCCCTAATTTATTGGGATCTTTTACGTGGAAATCGGGTAATGAAAGTCAAGAACTACTTACCTCATTCAAAGTTCATCCTATGCTTGAGTTTGATGCAGGAGTTCCTTCTGGAGACTTTCGACCACTGCTTCTTACTTATCTTTCTTCAAAATTTAAATATTGGAGAGGCGGTCTCACTTTTATCTTTGAGGTCGTCGGCACCAATTTTCAAGAAGGTCGATTGGATTTTACGTTTCATCCAAATACATCAATAGTTCCCGGTGACTATGAAACGAGAATGAGTCAGTATTCTATGTCTTGTTCATTAAAAAACACCGAAAACAGGTATGCCATTACGGTTCCCTATCTAGCTGAAGAGCCTTTCAGAAGAGTGTGGAATGGAGAGGAGTAC